AAACCGCCGCTGATGAGTTTACGGTAGGGCCTATCCTCATCATGGAAGCTGAGGGGTTAGAAAAACCTATTGTTGGGTTAGATGTGAACCAGCTTGCGGCCGATGGTAAAGAGGAAGGTGGGAGCACGTTGATTCATAATTTCAATATAGACGAGTACGCCAACGAGCAAGAGTTTATAGTACTCGCCCCTTCTCTGGAGATTCTTAGGGTGGAAAAAGAAGCGGCACAACCTTATTCGACGCACGATCCCCGTACGCTGGTGTACGTTAAGCCTATAAAAACTGAATTGATTCAATACATGAAGTCCAAGTTTGAATCACGTGCTAAACTGATAGAAGAGCTGGAGCGGACTTTCGACGAACCGCTTCATCGTGAACCGGAGGGTGCATGATCCTTACGATTACGCCGAAATTGGAAGACATGCTCAAGGCGAAAGCCGCCGCTCCGGGCGAGACTCGTACCCATAGGGACGGGCGCACGTGGAAGAAAGTCGGGAAAAAGTGGGTGCTGGTTTCTAACGTCCAGAAGGTCGTAGCGAAGACCGTGGAAAACAGCGAAACTTATTTTGACCATGCCATGACTACGAACCTCGGTGGCGAGGTTATTCGCATTCTTGAAAGCCATGGTGTGTCTGACTTTCCATCGCTGGTGGAGAAAATAAAAAGGGGTGCCCCCGATACGGCACACAAGATTTACAAGGACATTTTTGACCAGATCGATAAGGGGCCGGGCACCACCACCAACAAGCAAGCGGCGTTGCACCTTATCGGTACGGTCCTTGTGAATCTTAGGGACCAGTACACCGAGGGTCCGAAAGTAAAATCGACGATAAAGGTCACGAGCCATACTTCCGGTAAAGAGTACTACAAGCAGGATCACGTATCGGTGGAGCTTCCTACGATCAAGCCGACCGAGATTCTAGCGGCTAAGAATAAAATGGGAGGATGGCCGATTACTACTGAGCTTGAAACCTCTCACGTAAAGGCCATGCTAAAGAATGGATCGGCGAAGCTCATAGCTGGAAAGATTGATCCGAAGCGGAAATGGGTTATGCCGAAAAAAGCAGAGGACATGGTACTGAAGTATGCGGGGGATTCCTTACTGATCCACGTAAAACAAGTTCGCAACGTGGACAAGCGTACCAGGGCAACCGCTAAGGTCGATATCAATATCCCGTATGCGTTTGCTAAGGCGTTCCTATTGAAGCATATCGAGAGCAAGAAGACCAGAAACAATTTCATTTTCAGGATGGAACTTTCTAAGGGGTATCGTGCGTTCCTTGAAAGGGCAGGATCGAAATGAAAAAGATCGTTACGATTGCGGAGCAGAAAGCTATAGATGATTACGCGGATAGCAAAGATAGGAAGGTGCCTTTGTCGGATGCCGCAATAGGATTTATGAAAAAGAATGGAATAGTTGGGAAGACGCCTCAAGAGATCGATGCGCTTCTTTCGAGCGCTGAGAGATTGAAGAACGGAACCCTCATAGGCGAGGGCGACAAGTTCCTAAACTGGTGTGTCGCGTGCGGCCGTACGCCTCCGAGTGAAGAACTCGTTACGCTTATGAACCGCGATCCTTTTGAAGCGGCTCAGTTCGTAAAAAGAAATATTCCGACTCAGCCCTCCATTTGGAGGAGCTGGTGCTCATATCGTGCCGGTAAAGGACGCCGAAGTGTGTGAGCTTTGCGCGCGTCCCGACGAAAAAACAATTCTAATAGAACTTCGAAATATTCAGGACAAGCCTGGGGCCAAGTACGAGGCGGGTTTATTGGCGCTTACCAAGGCTTTGGGCTACGATAGCGAGCGTCAAAAAAAGGAAGTTTCACCCTTCCAGGCGGTCCGAGACCTGGAAATGTATAGCAAAAACAGGGTCGAGGAGGGGCTACTGAAGCTCTTCGAGGCTATCCGTAGGCAGTGGATCGTGGCCGAGAAGGCTACCGCTGATGCTACCTTCGTACTGAGCGGTAGAATATTCATAAACCCCCGTACGGGTAAACCGCTTACCAAGGCGGCGTGGGCTATAATAAAGCGGGAAGTACTGAAGGCATTCGACTACCTATATGCCGTGGAAGAGGAGAGGATCGCGCTCCACGCCATGGCTTTGGGAAAGGTGCTCAAGGGCCTTCCCCTGGACGAACAGCTTGCCACTACCTACAAAACTTTGAAGCCCGCCGTGGACGACGCCATGGATAAACTTACTGGACCCGAATGGGAAAACGCGGTAGCGTTCGCGGATCAGAATGCCGGAGCATTGATTACCGAGCTGAAGCAATCCCAGTACAAAGCGATTCACGATACCATTCAAAACTCGATACGCAACCGGGCAACCCATGGACAGCTTGAAGAGGCTTTGTACGATAAGTTCGGAGCGATGAACCGGGATTGGCGTATGATTGCCGAGACCGAGATAGGCACCGCTTTGAATGAGGGCCAACTTATAACCGAATTGGATAGAAAGAAGCCCGATGAAGAGTACATTTTTATGAAGGGCATATCCGCGTCGGGTGCATGCCCCTGGTGTAGGAGCCAAGTAGACGGAAAAATCGTGGTCTTACTTGATGAACCTCCAGACGACGGAGGGGATACTGTTACTATAGATGGGGAATCCTACACCGCTATATGGTCGGGGAAAAGCAACTATGGACGCAATCGGGCTAGCTGGTGGGTAGCTTCTGGTACCCAGCATCCGCATTGTCATTGCACCTGGGTGAAGCACATACCGGGATTTGAAGAGTGGGACGATAAGTTCCGCGCGGCTATGAACCAAGCGCGCGATCGAGGCATAGCCATGCAGAAACCGTCTAACGATTATGGGGAAACATTGAACGAGGTTCCATGGTAGACTTGTTTGTAGATTGAGCAAGCCATGATACACTTTAATTAGGGGGAAAAGAATGCTTACCACCGAAGACCAAGACAATACGGCCAATAAAGAAGTTGGCGCTGATGTGGTGAAGGAAGAGGTAAAGGGCGATGTTGCGGACCCGTCCGATGCTGACGTTCCCAACACCGAAGTTCCCGACACCGACGTTCCTACGCCGGATGTTCCTGCGCCGCCCGCTCCGCCCGCGCCGGATGTTCCCGAGCCGCCCGTGGAAGCCAAATCGAAGCGGGAGAAGCCGAAAGAGGTTGCTTCCGATCCCAAGCTCCGAGCGGCGATAGCCTATCTGGCACGACGGACCCTCGATCCGTCAGGGGTAGAGGATTTCAAGAACCTGTACCCGAGCGTGTTTGAATAGAGGTCGCTATGCCACGTGGGGCCAAGATTCTGGGGAAACCCATAGACGAAGGTAAATGGGAACGCGCCAAAGAGCGTGCCGCTGAAGAGGGGCACGACGGCGATTACGCTTATGTGATGGAAATCTACAAGCGGATGACCCATTCCGGGGAGTTCAAACCCGACCACGTGGCCGACCGAGCAAAGAAGGGGCAGTCCCTCCCCGACTGGAAGAAAAAGAAGTGGGACAGCGACAAGCATGAACTGAAAGTCAAAGCCGTGCGGAAATCTATCGATACTGAGCACATGCGTTTAGTGCTTGTTAAGGGCGATTTGGATGAGTTCCGTTGTGGGGCTTGCCATGCGTTACTTTTCAAGGGGCTTAATTTGGAGAAGTCCATGATAGAAGTTAAATGCCGAAGTTGCGGCACTTTGCTTGTGTCAGAGGCACTTCTCATGATACACTGAATGTAGAGGTCATAGAACCCACTACTTCCTTTCGCGTTGCGTTAGGGGTGGTGGGTTTTTTAGTTTATCGAAAGAGGAGGGGAGTATGGGCGATCGCTTATTCGAACAACTTACTAACCCATTCTACACGCCTCTTGGTAGCGTGCTGATTAAGGGTGCGGAAGAGAACGGTAAATGGATCGTATACCTCCAAGCGTCCAACGAGATGAAGGACCAGGACGGCGAGACGGTCGATTCCGATGCCCTCAAGAAGGCCGCTGACTACTTCATGTCCCATGGCGTGCTATCCTGGGATCACAAGCACAAGGTTACGCACGATCCTGGGTTCATCATCGGTGAACCTCTCGATGTGAAGTTTACGCCAAACGGCGAGACCCTAGTGAAGGGATTCCTTTACAAGTCAAACGACATCGCCCAGAAAGTATGGAAGAACATCCAGAGCGGTGCTCGCCGTCTCGGTGCTTCCATCGGGGGCGGTATTCTCCAGAAAGCGGAATCCACGATAAAGCAAGTGATTTGGGACGAAACTGCCCTTACTCACAAGCCCGTGAACGACGGCACGCTGGGCATGGTCCAGGTGGTCCCGTTCGCGGAGTTCGCTAAGGCGCTTATGGCGGGTTCCGGCGTGG